TAGCTGACATAGCTTGCATGTCTTGATATGATTGTTCTCCATATTTGGCTATAAAATCATCTTTAGCTAAATTCAATAACTCTTGTTGCATTACCATTTGAGCTAACTCATCACGAGACATACCTAAGGCATCAGCTGCTGCTTGTTGTTGAATTCTATTACCCGTAGAGAATGCTTCAGTTATTTCAGAATTTTTAGCAATTTCTTCTGAAAGTCCTGCTAAATCGTTATCTAATGCTAATTGTCTGGCTTTATCAAGATTTATTTCTTTTCCAGTTAACATCTGGAATTTTAGTTCATTTTCAATTGAAGATTCAAATTCTAATAGTGAACCTGCAATTTTATCTACCCCTTCTAAACTTAAACCTAAAGCTCTAGCTTCAGTAGCGGCTTCAGCTAATAATTGAGGAGACATTCCTAATGAAACTACAATTGAGGCAGAAGCGGTAGATATATCATTTAAAACTGCTTTAGCACTAATAGCACTTTTTCTTTGTCTATTAACAGCATTAACAGTTTCTACAGTACTATCTAAAATACCTTCAGTATCCTTTCCTTGAGTTCTAGCTAATAATGATAATTGGGATGCTTCTTTTACTCCTAAACCTAATTGTTTAGTTAAAGCAGTCATTGTAACTAATGTATCACCCCCAAAATCAGAAAGAATCCCAGTTTGAGATGCTATATCGGAAAATGACTTTAATATATCTTTAGAAGTGATAAATAACTTTTCTGAAGCATTAGCTGTTGCTTGTAAACTTAGATTTAATCTATATGCTGATTGGTAACTGATTCCTAGATTTTTTTCTAGTTCAGCTATTCGATTACTACCTTCTAATGTAGCTTTAGCAATTGCTACTAAAGCAGCTTCAGCTAATAATGCCATTGATTGAGCTCCACTTAAATTACCTTCAAGTATTTCAGCTGCTAATCCTGATTTGTCTAAACTTATAAGATATTCTTTAGCATTTTGACCTACACTACTTACAAGTCCTCTTTGGGCAACTAGATTAGTATTTTGTTGTTCTAAATCACTTAAAATAGCTTCTCCTCTTAATTTAACTTCAGCAAGTTCATTTTGGAGTTTTTGTTTTAACTCAACATCATTTTTTGATAAATTATTAATTCTAGATTGAATTACAGCTTCACTAGCTGTTTGTTTTTCCCTTTCTTTTGCTAATTCTTTAGATATATTTTGACCTTTATTAAGTTTAGCTTGTAAAGCTAATTGTTTATCAAAACTTGTAGTCATTTTTTTAAGTCCGCCTACAATATCTCTTCCATAACTTTTAGCTACTTTTTGACCAATATCATCTAATCCTTGAGCCTCATCAATAGCATCAGCAAGTGCTTCTTGAAGTTTAACTCCAATATTTTTAACAGCATCAATAATTCCCTCTAATTCTTCTCGAGTTTCTTTTGCTGCTGCTGTGGATTTTTTAATTTCGTCTGATGCTGCCATAATTTATTTATATGTTATAAATATTATTTATAACTGCTTTTTGTAGGAATTTTTACAGTTCCATCCGAATTTACCATGTTGGTAGAATTTGAATTAGAAGATTCTTTAGATTTTTTCATCATTTCTGATTGTTTATCATAATGATCTTTAATCTTAGAGTAAGTAAATTTTCTTAACCATAAAGGCATATCATAGACTACAGGCCAAGAATACCCCCCTTGCCCATAAAAGCAAATTTCGTGAATTTGAGTTAGAAAATTTAATCTATATTGTTTAGCCGAGATTGGCGTCAGGCCAAAAAAAGTTAATCCCAATTGGGAGAGAGATTGATTTTGTTGAAGAGGAGGGAAAAAAAGTTAAATCCACGTCTGGTTGAATTTTTGAAATATGCTCTCTAAATGCCCTAGCATCTCGAGCTAAAAAAGCTTGATCAATAAATTCTCGAATAGTTTTAGATTCTTGATCCCCATTAATAGAGGTAATTATGTATTTTAAACGGGTAGTTAACTCAGGAGATTCTTCTTTTTTTATTCTTTTTAACCCTTCTAATTCTTTACTAATTTTAACTTCATCACCATGAGTTAAAAATTTAAATGTAATTTCATTATTTGAAGCTGGGAGAGTAAAAGTAAATTCGTTTTGTCCTTTAGTATATAAAGATTCATCTAAAGGTTTATTGTCAATTTCGGATAAGTCAACAGTTTCTTCTATACCATTATAAGTAAATTTATATTCAGCTCCATATCCTAAAATACGAGCAGCTATCATTATAGCATTTTTATCACCAATAACTAAGTCATTGTAATCAAATTTAGTTACAATTAATGATTTTAATAATTTATCTAGTACGGTTCCATTTTGAATATAGTTTTGATTAGTAAGGATGTCTTCTTCCTTAGCAGTCATGTACTTAATTTCAATAGTACCATTTGATAGTGGATGACCTTCAGGATATAATAAACCTTTTGAAGGTAACTCGATTGTTTCTGTTGGTAAGTTAAAACTCATATTTTTATTTATAACGTTTATCGTGTATACATATTTAATATAAAAAAGAGCTTGACGTAAGCCAAGCTCTCTTTAAAAGTATTTACTTTTTTTTTAGAAGTTCAAGATACAGTAATCTGGTTGAACTGTCATTTGTAAGTTAATAGCAGTATTTTCTGTATCCCAACCGTATTCACCAAAATTAGCTTCAGTAATTAAAGCACCTTTGATAATCCATTCTGATACTACATCACCTACAGGACCTAATACGTTAAATGTCAAATCTTTCTTGTAGAAATCTGAATAACCATCTCTACCAGTTACTGATTCGTGGTGTAGTCTTACCCATTCCATTACTGCTTGTGCACCTGAAGGTGTGATTGGATCAAATAGTGTAAACTGGATAGGACCCCAAGTAGATTTACCTTTAACGAAACGTTGAACGTTAATATGGTTTAAAGCCACTGTGCCTTGACTTAATGTTACAGCACCTACACCTTTAATTGTGTAAGCTGGAAACCCATCAATATACATGATGAATCTATTCGCTTGTTTTGGCTCAAACGCTGTGAAAAATATTTCGTTCGGATCTAATACTGCCATTGTTATCTATTTTATTCTATTATAAATATTCGTTCTTTAAACCTTTATACTGGGAAAGTAGCCCCTGTTGGTAATACATTAAAGTCTAAAATTATAAACTCAGCTGTTTTGGTTGGTTGTAAGTAAATAGCACCAATTAATTGATTTCTATCAATTACATCTGGGGTGTTGTTACTGTCATCCATTACTACTTTAAAAGCGTATAAACCTTGTCTTTGTTGAACAGTTTCTAAATATGGATTTACTGCTGCTAAGAAATTATTTCTTGTAGCTGCTGTATTTTGTTCAAATACTAATGTTTGAGCAACTTGTCCAATATAAGATTTAAGTGAAATCAATAATCTTCTAACATTTACTCTATCTAAAGCACTAGCTTGTTTTTGTAGTGTTTTTTGTCCATATACTACAACTCCTGTTCCAGGGAATGTTGCAATTGGGTTTACATTTTCTTCGTATAAAGTATCTCTATTAGTAGCTGTTAATTGTCTTTCAGCGCGAACTACGTTAGTTAATCCTCCTCTATTGATACCTGCTGGGGCAAACCATGGCTCGCTTACACTGTCGTTAAATGCATAAACTCCTGCGATCATAGTTGAGGCTGGGACCCATGCTCTAGTTCCTAAATCAGGATCTATTGTTTGTAACCAAGGCCAATACATAGTTGCATATGAACTATTTCTTGAAGATGCTTGATTTACAGTTTCTGTAATACTAGTAGAGTACCCATCAGGATCAATCACTAAAATACTATCACCTCTAGTTTGAGTATTATTGATAGCTGTAGTAATCTGAGATGTATGGTCAGCATTAGTTAAACCTGGGAGGAATAATGAGTTAAATTGGTAATCATCTTGGTTAGATAATAAATTTAACATAGTAGTATAATCACTTCCTACTAAACCTTGTGAATCTGTAGCATTAATATCTTGATACATATTCATTGTTCTACCCGTAGGAATTATATTACCTACACCTCCAGCAAATGAACCATTGTACGAACCCGATCCTACTAATGGAAGTGATCCCGTATATATATCTCGTGCGTTTCCAGCATTATCTAAATAACTTGGGGTTG